AACAACAACAACAACAACAACAACAACAACCAGCATAAGTAAAAGGTAAGATACGCTCTGCAAAGCACGCATCACGCATGTGTTTATGTTCTAACACTTTTTCTTTTATATTTTTATTTTATATAGAGAACATGAATCCCGAAGCGTCTTTAAGAATAGGCAAAACAGAAGTATCACTATTAAAAGAGAACACATATAGTATAAGAACAAATGAATACGTTTTAGACTCTCTTCGAGAAAATATAGAAATACTGCATAGTAAACACATCAAAAAAATACCATTGCATTCCGCAACACAAATAGAATTTAATGCATCTTCTGTGACACCTTTACAAACATTTTTAAGTAAGGCGTCCAATCAAAAAGGAGTCAGTTATGATGTATTATTACACTTTATTGGAAATATAGGAAATCAGTTAACGTTTTTGAAAAAAAAAGGATACGCAGTTCCCTTCATTAGTTTAGAAGATATTATAGTGATTGATGGAATCATTTTTGCTTTTGTCAATGACGACAAGGTTTTCAGGATCGAAGATGTAGGAGGAGGTGAGGACGAGGAAGATGCTGTGGAAGAGAGAAACGAGAGAAACGAGAGAAATAAAGAATATCCCCAAAATATAATCATTGATTTTCCTATCAAATTTAACAAAAAAAACTCATTCATTCCGCCCATGATTAAGAAATATTTTGAACATACCAACGGACAAAAATTGCCCATTATTATTCATCACTCATGGGGGTTTTATAGTCTTGCACAACTATGTGTTTATATATTTTTAAGAAAGAGTATCGTCAATGTCACTGAGTATGATGATGTCGCCGGGCCGTTTATTTATACACCACTTTACTGGTGTCTCAAACGCTGTTTAGACAAAAACAATAGTAAAAGAATTCTTCTCTATATTTGATTTCCTATTTTCATATTTTCCTATTTTTTATTTATAATAAAAACACCACATTATATATAACTCAAACTATATATAATATATTACTATGTCAATAGCAACTTTAAAACGTAAAACAAACTCGGGAGGAAATCCGCGCAATGATCCCATATCAGGTATTGGTAATAAAGGTTTCGCACTAAATGGAACACTTCGCAATATCGGCGGCGTGGGCCAATTTAGAATGGTTTCAAATGTTACCAGAACTCGGTATCGCGGAATTACACCCATGGGGCATGGTGGCATCGGAGGACAATATCCTATGTATATATTTAACTCAGGCGACTGCTGCACCAATGATGCGGATATAGTTAAAAAATCCACTAAAAATACCGCGGGTATGATTGATGAACGATTCAAGGGAATTCTGTTTGGAACTTATCCGAATACATGGGTTAAAGACGATCAGAACTCTTACCGAATTACAAATAGTCAAGGTCAGTATATTTCTAAAATTATGAATAAAGCTGGTTCTTGTAATTTTAGCAAACCATTATGCTGTAACGCTGATAATATATGTAAGTGTGCGCGCGGTAAATTCATCTATATCGGAACAAAGAAGAAGATATTTTATAGTCCGACAACCAAGAATGTTGCGAATTATACACCATATGGTATCACGATGCCGCAAGGAATTTACATCACTGCTGGTGGTGTTGCAAAGAATAATAACCTTCCTACACCATCATGTATGCAACATTATCCGCCAATGTTTGCTCATACAGGATGCAATACAAATGTTGTTACATGGCAAGAAGCGAAAGCGATCGGAATCATGCCGCCGAACTTTATGAATTGTCCACCTTGTGATGTAAATAGATGTGATATTTTATGTTCGAATGGAACACAAACTCCTATTTAATATGAAAATGCGATATTTGTCTTTCGGGACAATAATGAAACCCATATTATATTTTGAATTCAAAATATGATATAAAGTTATTTTATATATTCTACTATTGTTAGTATTACTACTATCTCATCTTCCTGCATTCACATAAAATGGTTCCCGCTCAAACTTCATATAAAACTCTCGACCTTTTTATTATGAGGCATCCAACTATGACCGATGAAAAATATGTCGAACTTGTGAAAATGTATACTGAAAAAACTGCCGTGCATAATAAAAAAGTCGCCGAGTCTGCATACCCTGACTCTGGATTCGACTTGTTTATACCTTATGATGTTTCTAGTCACGACTTTGGATATACGGAGAATCGACTTTCTTCGGTCACATTTCGCGTGCCACTTGGTGTAAAGTGCGCGATGTCGGTGGTGGCAACAACGCCAGCAACACCAACCGAGCGAACTGCAGTCGGTTACTACTTGTATCCTCGTTCTAGTATTGTCAAGACACCCTTTCGAATGGCGAATTCCGTGGGAATTATTGATGCCGGGTATAGGGGTGAAATCATGGCGGTTGTTGACAATATTGATGCAGCAAATAATGACATGAAAGTGTGTATTGAACGACATATGCCGCCGATGTCACGCGTTTTTCAAATTTGCGCGCCATCATTAGAGCCGTTTTTTGTGCGAATCGTGGAACATGAAAGCGAATTGGGTGTGACAGAGCGGGGTAGTGGTGGGTTCGGTTCTACAGGGGTTTAGGTGCGAGCGCGGCGGCGGGTTTTCCCGGAGGATACAAAAAGACGTTTAAGAAGTGTTTTGGCTTTTTTAGCAACAGAGTAGTAATAAGAAGCGCGATGTTTTTCGATGGTTCTATCTCTGGCACGACGCGTCATTTCACGTGCGCGAACATATGCTGCCATAAGACCGCCTTTACTTGGTGTGCATGTTCCTGCATTACATATGGGGAATGACTTTTTAGAACCTAGGAAACATTTTTTGCCACATTTTTGTAACTGGAGTGTTCTTTCATGCGTGTTAGGGTTATTCTTGCGCCAACTTTTTTGTGTTCGTGCTAATTGCTTTCTTGTTACCATAGTATACTTGTATGTTATATAATATAAAAATACAAAATTTTAATAATAATAATATATGGTTCATTATTTACTACATACTATAGTATTTTTATTGATTACGGGGTAAATTTAAATACTATTGTAAACGTGTTTATTAGCTGTAAATCTTACCAGTAAAAGAACTAGCATGCTATGCTATCGAGGGTTACTCTTGCTAAAGCTCCTACTCATACTCTTAAAGGTAAAGTTTCTCATCTAAAACAGAATACAACAAAAAGTCATCTATCCATAAGAAGTAAAACTTAACACGAATTCGTAGTTCAAGAACTTTCCACCTTCACTTGAAGAACAAGAAGAATTATTACAATAAACAAGGTTCTGCTTCAAGTGTTGAACCTGTTTCTCTTATTCATCAATGCGGTGCTATCAGTATGGATAATATAGTAGTGGTAGTATTATTGCTGGAGGTAGAACATTAAGATGAACCAATAGAAAAACGTGCAAAAATAAAAAAGAAATAAACAATAAAAAAGAAATAAACAATAAAAAATAAAAATAATAGTATAAATATAAGAATGACTACAAAAACGAATACAAAAATGAATAAAAGAACCAATAAAAATATGAATAAAACAATGAAAATAAGGAACAGGAAGTTTCCCAAGCGTATTTATTTATACTCTACACCGCGCACTGCGCAACGTATGGCGTATAAGTATCTCGGCAGAATCAAGACCGCGAAATTATACCCCGCAAAAAATCCTGCAAAGAAGTATATGGTTTTCGACCCGAAAAATAATAAATGGGTGAATTTTGGGCAAATGGGGTATGAAGACTATACGAAACACCATGATAAAACTCGGCGCAAGAATTACTTGACGCGGACAAAGGGAATGCTTGGTGACTGGAAAAGCAACAAATACTCGGCGAATAATTTGTCCCGTCGCATTCTCTGGACTTGAATGGTAAAATTACCATTCATAAAATGACTATAAAATTGAAAAATATAAAATCTAACATATAAACGTTTAAAAAAACGATTATATATTATACAAGAACAACCCCAAAATATGCCTTTTTACGCAGTTCATAAAGGAAAACAGCGTGGAATATATACCGACTGGAATGAATGCAAAAAGCATATATTCGGTGTAAGACATCCCGTGTTTAAGAAATTCAATACGAAAGAAGAAGCGGAGCATTTTCTGATTCACGGATTCGGCACGAAAACGAACCAATCTATGGCAGATACGCTTGGGTTTGGGCTTGGGGGTGTTGAGGCCGTTGGCGGCGATGCCGAAAATAATATCGACAACAATACACATATTATACACGCATTTACGGATGGTTCACTTATTCGCAAAAAGAGCAAAAATGGGGAAACAAAATTGTTGTGCGGATACGGCATATATATCCCCGCATATGGCTTGATGGAGGAGTTGCGTTATGCTGGCACGATACGCGATAATAAAACAAACAACCGCGGCGAATTGAAAGCAATTATTGAGGCATTGAATTATATTTTGGACTTTATTGATAAAGTGACAGGGGGTGTGGATGGTGGTGGTGGTGGTGGTGGTAATGGTGGTAGTGATGGTGGTGATAGCGCCAAGAATGAAAAACTAAAAAAAACGAAAATTGTTCTCTATACCGATTCGTCCTACTCGAAACTAATTTTGGGAGACACTGGCGTCAAATATAGGAAGGCGGGTTATCTTGTCTCGAAGAAAAGCGGCGAAGAAGTAAAGAATGCAGACATGGTGCAAGAGATCATGGAGATTCGCGACAAGATTAGCGAGTATGGTATGGAGCTCATTGTGAAGCATGTATATGCGCATACGAATTTAGATACATTTGAAGCGAACGGGAATCGTCTTGCCGACGAATACGCAAATATCGGTGCGAATAAAACGCATTTACATGCAAACGACTGAACTAAGGAACAACGGAATAAAAAAGTGTTAGTTAGTATATTTGTTCACATTAGTACTATTTGTGGGAGGGCTAGAGCTGCTTACACTACATTCAATACCTCTTCTGCAAATATTCTCTTTTTGTTTTGAATATTTGCAGTATATGCTTCGATTGTATCGATGGCGATACATCCGTCGTTGTGGTCGGCGTCGGCATTGGCATCGGCATCGGCATCGAGGGTCTCATCGTCATCTTCATCGGGCTGTGATGCAGTTGATGCTTGTGATGCAGCGTCTTCGGGTTGTTGTGGGGTTTGGAGTTGGAGTTGGAGTTGGAGTTGAGGCTGGGGTGGCATCTGCTCCATCATTTCGGGTGTCGGGCGAATACGCAGCGGCGCCATAACAAATCGAAACACTGAAACCGGTTCTGTTTGTCCGAATCTATGACATCTTGCAATGGCCTGGTCTTCTACTGCCGGATTCCAGTCCGGGCTAACGAAATACACTTCCGAAAATTGTTGAAGATTGAGTCCTTCGCAGCATGTTTGTATTTGCAGGATGAGTACATCGACGCCTGCATCAGGTGCCAGGATTACGCGGCGTTCGCTCTCGCTTGTTCGTCCATCCAAGTATCGCACTACAAGAGACGGAAACGCAGTTGTGAGGCGCGACTGAATGTAGTCGATTTCACCCCGAAAGTGGCAGAATACGATTTTGCGTTTGCCGTTATCTTTGCGCGACAAGATGGTCCGTACAACTTTTGAGATTTTGCTGCTGTAGTTTTCGTCCTCGGTTGGCGGCATTCGCGGGACGGATTTGCGACATGCGAGGCGAGGATAGATGCACGACTGCTTTGCTTGAATCATGCGGCCAATTTTTACGGGCGAAGGTTCGGGAAACCATGCGGGGGCGTCCGTGGCCAAGTCCTGTTCCTGGTTTTGGTCCGCCAACGCCGGCACATTCAAACATCCAATTCCGCTATGAAGATTGCGCGACAATATCATTTCTTCCTTCGAATCCCATTTTACGACGATGGTTTTTGTTGTCAGTGGCGGCAATGAAAGCCCAACGCTTTTTTTCGTGCGTTTGAGGACGTATGTTTTAACGATTTCACGCAGATTTTCTTTGTTCGCATAATATGCCGCAGGAAGTCCAAGAAGAGCACACAATGCATAAAGGTCATGAATCGAATTTTGAATCGGTGTTCCTGTAACAAACCAGCGAATACTCACATTGAGTGTTTCCACGCTTTTGAAGATTTGGGTATTGCGACCGCGCACATGATGCGCTTCGTCGAAAATGACGCGGTCCCATTTGAGTGCATAGAGAGGATGAAAGTTAGGGCGACGAATCATGTGTCCGTATGTTGTAATCACAATGGGCGCTTCTGCCAACATTTCAGGAGTTATTTTTCGCTTTTCAGCGCCATAGTATACGAGCGCATGGTGTCCGGCAGTTTTGAGGATTTGTTGCTCCCATTGTTTGACAAGTGCGACCGGCAACACAATAAGGGTGCGCTTCTTGAAGTTCGAAATTGTTAGACCAATCATCATGATTGTTTTGCCGAGTCCCATTTCGTCTGCAACGATTCCACCGCGGACATATGTTTGGTCCATAGCAGCTCCAGCTCCAGCTCCAGCTCCAGCTCCAGCTCTCATCTCATTTCGAAGACAGAATTGAATGCCTTGGGTCTGGTAGTCTTTGTGTTGTAATCCTGCATGTGTTAGAAAGTCGTGAAAACGTTGAACATACTTACCTAGTTCCAGTGGGGTGGCAGGTGCAAGTGCAGGTGCAGGTAGAGGGACAGAAACAATACGCGAATCAGGTTGAACGTTGATTCGCGTTTTGCAAAGGTTTGTGGATATTTTTTGTGTCGATGGTTGCATTATCTTATCTATTGTTTGAAATCTATTTGTTTGTAATGGGTGGGTCTGTATTCCATTTCAGTATGATTTATAATTTCAATTTTCTGGCATCAAATGTTGGTGAAAATTGAACTTCATTTTCATGCGATTTGACTCATCTTTTTGTCGAGTTCTTTTTCCCAAAAATTCGAAATATTTTTTAGATAATTTGTATTGTTCAGGTTTTTTATTTTTAAGAACTTCAAGACGAACTTTCATAATCATTCCAACTTGCCATATTCTTTTATGTGGATACTTTTTACTTTTATATAATTTTTCAAGTTTATCAATCGTTTTTTTTACGTCTTGTGTTGTCGTATACTTAATATGGATTGTATCTTTTGGATTTTTGTCAATATATACATCAAATGATTTCTTAGGATTATTTGGATTATATAAGAATTGTCTCTTTATTGTTTTTGTCTTCTTTGTCTTCGTTGTGTTCCTTGTCTTCGTTTTTTTATATGTCTTATTATGCATTATAAATATTATATACGAATATACGAATAGTATATAATATGTTGTGATATTTTAATGAAAAGTAAGCAAGTAGGCAAACTTATTAAAATCGCCTAATATCTCGTCGCGAATATTAAGCAAATCGCTATTTTCGGGGTTTTTAAAATATGGTGCATTTGACATATTTACGAGATATTTTTTGAATATTTCAATACATTGCTTGAATTTTGCTACACTTGTATAATCATAAAAGGGGATATGTTTCGTAGATGTAAGGTTTAAACGTTTTCCTGTTTTGCCCAACATCGTTTCTACAAATTCGTCGATACGTCCATTTAGACTTTCATATAATTCGTCGGTGGCTTTATGTTCCGGATAACTAAATGTTTTCCAATGATATATTTTAACGATGTTTAGTATCTCAATGAATTTCAAGACCATTTCACTTTCGGTGTATTTGGAGTTTCTGCAGCTTCCTGTGTTCTTTTTTATTTTCCTTGTTGTATTTTTCATGGTTTCCGTATATAGTATAGCAATATATTAATATAGTAATATTAATATTAATATAGTAATAAATCTGCCTACAAGTAATAAATATTTTGTAGACATAATATAAGAATAAAAATGATTCATAAACTTCACATACAACACATAAAAAGTGTAATATTATTATTTTTTGTTATAATATTTTTTTCAATATTTACATACTTTTACCTCTATGGTGAAATATCAAATGCTAAAACATATATAGACTATTTGTATTTTTCAACAATGACATCAACTACTATAGGATATGGTGACATGGCACCTACGACACAGCGGGCTAGGTTAATTACAAGTATATATGTATTTTCATTTTTATACCTTCTAATTTATACGAATTTTATCAATGTTGATTAACTTTTGAATTACGAAATTACAGGTTTTATTATCGTAGCCAGAAAATTGAAGTGAAATAAGACAATAAAATAGAATGCAGTGAAATCAAAACATCAATCTCGTCTGTCTGTCTGTCTGTC